TGAGTATTATCTACAAGGAAACATAATGAAGTATCTTTGGAGATACCGATACAAGAATGGTGTGCAGGATTTAGAGAAAGCACAGTGGTATCTCAATAAGTTGATAGAGATAAAAAAGGGTGACACAACATCCCCAGATTTGTTTACTTCTTTTGGTATAGAGTTGAGTAATGGTTGTTAAGATATTTCTAACATTAGATTTGGATGAAGAAGATTATCCTGTACCTGCTGATGGTGATCCTAGTGAGGAGCTACAAGAAGCTGTAGAAGAGTTTGTCCACGATATTGATGGACTTAAAATAAAAAATATTAAAGTTATAATGGAGAATTAATTATGGATGATTATCAAAAATTTATTGCAGTTTCTAGGTACGCTAGATGGATAGATGAAAAGGGACGCAGGGAAACATGGGACGAAACTGTGCAAAGATACGTAGACTATATCACTGAGAAAGTGAAAGGTCACTTGCCTAAACAGCAAATCTTTGAAGCTATAAAAAAACTAGAAGTTATGCCGTCTATGAGAGCCTTGATGACAGCAGGACCTGCTCTTGAAAGAGATAATACAGCAGGATACAACTGTAGTTATCTTCCTGTCGATGATCCAAAATCTTTTGATGAAGCTATGTACATTCTTCTGTGTGGCACTGGTGTTGGTTTCTCTGTGGAAAGACAGTATGTATCTCAGCTACCTGAAATACCTCAGAGTTTAGAACATGTTGATACGTGTATAAAGGTACAAGACAGTAAAGAAGGATGGGCAAAAGCATTACGCAAGCTGATAGGGCATCTGTATATGGGCGAAGTTCCTGTGTGGGATGTATCAAGTGTAAGACCTGCAGGTGCTAGGTTAAAAGTGTTTGGTGGTAGAGCTAGTGGTCCTGCACCTCTTGTAGATTTATTTAACTTTACAGTTGCTCTGTTTCGCCAGAATGAAGGCAAGAAGCTGTCAAGCTATGATTGTCATAATCTTATGTGCAAGGTTGGAGAAGTTGTAGTCTCTGGTGGTGTTAGACGTTCTGCTATGATTAGTCTGTCTAACCTCTCAGACCAACGTATGAGACACGCTAAGTCTGGTAAATGGTGGGAGACAGCACCACAGATGGCTCTGTCAAACAACTCTGTTGTCTACACAGATAAACCAGACGGAGAAACATTCCTACGTGAGTGGACATCTTTAGTGGAATCAAAGTCTGGTGAACGTGGCATATTCAACAGGCTATCGGCAAAA